TAACTAACCCAAATTCTAATCTTGATAGAAATAACATTAATCAAAGAATTGCAACAGAAAAGAAGCGATTAGGATTATATGGTATAAAAGAAGAAGTTGAACTAGATGAAGCACTTATTACCTTTGGAGGTAAAGCATATCCGAAGTTCGGTAATGTTGTTATTCAAGCAGGTGGTGCAGGTTCTGGTAAAGGTTTTATCCAATCTAAACTTCTTGGTATTGAAGGAAAAGTAATCAATGTTGATGATGTTAAAACTTGGGTTGGCAAATCAGTTCAATTAGTCGGATTAATTAAAGCAAAAACTGGTATTGATATCAGTTATGAAGCACTTCCATTATCTGATCCTAAAAATACTTCTATTCTACATGATATTATTTCCAATCAAATGGGAATTACTGATAAGGTAGAAATGAATTTATTTAAATCTATTGCAACTTCTGCACCAGATAGAAAGCCAAATCTGATATTTGATGTTACATTAAAAGATTTAGATAAACTCGATAGAATTACTCGCAATGTAATGCCATTAGGTTATGAAAAAGATAACATTCATATTGTATGGATTGTAACACCAATTGAGAAAGCAAGAGAACAGAATATTTCTAGAGGTGCTAAAGTTGGCGGTAGAATGGTAAGTGATGAAATTCTTATTGCTACTCATAAAGGTGCAGCAATGACACTTCATGATTTAATTTATTCTGTTGATACAAATTTATCAAAATATATGAATGGTGATATGTGGATTGCTTTTAATTCTGCTGGTGTTGATTCAACTTTAAAAACATCTAAAGCAGGTGGTTCTTTTATTGCTAAAGGTGCACAATATGTAAAGATTAAGAAACAAGGTAGTCCGATTCAAATACCTGAGAAAGAACTTGCACAAAAGATTGGTTCATATGTTCCAGATACTGGTTCATGGAAAAATAAATAAAATAATTCTTGACTTCTCTTTTTATATAAGATATAATAACTCATAATTTAAATAAAGAGAGAAAAATGAAAACATATAGAAATCGTTTTGCAGAAATGGAACAAACTTCTAAAGGTACTTGGACAGTAACAGACAAAGTTCAAGGTATGGCAATTTGTGAAGATTGGCATGGACAACCTATTCCAGTTGAATACAAAACGTATCAAGCAGCAAGGGATGTAATGGTAGGCATTACATCATCTTATCTCAATCTTGAAGGAAAAATGGGATATTAATGTTTAAACATATCCCCTTAGAACTTCCTAAATTAAAACGTGTTACCGTAAATGGTTCACGTTTTTATGAAACTCCAACTGGCAACAAATATCCATCCGTAACTGGAGTAACTGGATTAAGAGGTCAAGCTCATATTCATGAATGGAGAAAACGTGTTGGTGAAGAAGAAGCCAATAAGATTTCTGCTAGAGCATCTAGTCGTGGAACAAGAATACATTCATTATGTGAAGATTACCTTAACAATGAACCTACTAAGGCGGATATGTTTGATGCTCCTATTTGGAATTCATTCGTTTCTGTTTTAAATCATATAGATAATGTATATGTTTTAGAAGCAATGTTATTTTCACATAACCTTGAAGTTGCTGGTACTGTAGATTGTGTTGCAGAATATGATGGAGTTTTATCTATTATAGATTTCAAAACAAGTCGTAGAATTAAAGAACTAAAAGATATACCAGGATATTTCATTCAATGTGCTATGTATGCTGTTGCTTTTACTGAAATGACTGGTAAAAATGTTCCTCAATTAGTTGTATTAATGGCTATTGATGATGAAGAACCAAAAGTATTCATACAAAAAACTACTGATTGGTTACTTAATGCTTTTAAAGAAAGAAGATATTTTAAGCATAGAAAAGGATATTAATAAATAGTATATACAATAACTTTTAAAGGAGTGCGCTTATAAGATAAACTGAAGTATCTATCCCGAGGTAATATCAAAACGGCAATGAGTCGACCGATATGGGAAGCAATATTAGGCATTTTCTAATATTGTAACTTAGTAAAGGAGAACAACATGCAAATCAAATTACTAATGATTGTATGCATGATTTTTATGTCTTCACAATTATGTGCTAAGACAATTAATCATAATAAAACTATTATATCAAAAACTAGGACTGTTATTGTTGACAGTCATATATCAAAGAAAGATATACAATGTGTTGCTGAAACAATTTATTCAGAGGCAAGAGGTGAATCATTGACTGGACAACTTGCAGTGGGTGCAACAATTGTTAATCGGTCTAAAAAAATATTCCACAAACCAGCTTGTAAAGTTGTAAAACAACAGTATACCCAGAAGAAGATTCCAAAAGAAGAATTTAATGAGTATATAAAACTAGCAACAAATCTTCTATATGGTAATACAAAAAACCCTATAGGAAATTTGGATTCTTTTGATTCATTTAAACATAGATATTCCAAAAGACCTAAAAAGACAGTCAAAATTGGTAATCACTATTTTTATAAATCTCTAAAAGAAGCTGTTTAAACCAAATTAAAGTCTTCTTAATTGAAGACTTTTTTTTATCTAGAATACCTCAAATTCCCTCATTTTCTCTTTTTATTTTTCATTGTTATCAATAACTTATAAGTCACTTTTTTCATTAAAAATGCTAATGTGTATAAAGTTACTACTTAAATTCCTTAAATGCATTTAAATGTCATTATTTTTTTATTAAAGTTTAATAATCAATATGTTACAGATTATCTTTACTTTTACTGATTTTGGTGTTATACTTTATCTGTAGTCCGGTTAAGTAGAATTATTGATTACTAATATATAAGTCATAACCTTAATGAAATGGAGTTAAATATGGCATATAATATGTTTAGTAAGATCAATAAGAACTTTGCTGGTAACAAGGAACAACAATCATTTTATCTTCTTATGGATGATATTGATAATGAATCTATTAGACCTTGTATTGAATGGATAATTGAAGCAAACTTTTCTGAAACAAGACCAGAAATGTTAAATATAATGATATGTTCAAGTGGTGGTTCTTTATCAGCAGGATTCTCTTTAATAGATGTTATGAGAGGTTCTGGTATTCCTGTAAGAACAATTGGTATTGGTGAAATTGCTTCCGCAGGATTAATGATATTTATGGCTGGTAAGAAAGGAGAAAGAGTTTTAACTCCAAATACTGCTATATTATCACATCAGTATTCTTGGGGAAGTTCAGGTAAACATCACGAATTGATTAGTGCAGCAAAAGCATTTGACCTTACTAGCACAATGTTGGTTAATCATTATAAAAAATGTTCTAATCTTTCTGAAGATAAAATTAAGAAAATCTTATTGCCCCCTCATGATGTTTGGTTAAGTCCTGAAGAAGCATTAAAATATGGATTGTGTGATACAATTAAAGAATTAAATTGACAGATTGTAAAAATATGTTATAATAACTTCATACTATAACTTTAGAGAAATATTATGATTAAAGAATATTCAATTTTATATGCACTTAAAGAGAAAGAAAAACTTCAGGTTATATTTGAGGATTTAGTTAAACAAAAAATAGATATTGACCAATGGTTTGTTGATTTTGGAAATAAATATAGCAATTCAGTATTATCCAAAGCACCATATGAAAGTGTTATAAGAAAACCTTATAATGAAAAGTTTGATGAATATGAGGAGTTAATGTTGAAATATAGGTCAGTTAATTATTACTTGGAGTTGTTAAATGAGCGATGAAGTTGATTTCTCTTTGTTTATAGAAAATCTTGCCATAGATAAGAAATTATCAAGAATGGATGCAATTCTTTCTTATTGTGCTGATAATTTTATAGATCCAATTGATATTGTTCCTAATATCAGTAAATCTCTAAAAGATAAGATTGAAATGGAAATGATTGAAGAAGGAAAGTTGCCTAAATTTACAACCAGTGAGGTAATATGATATCAGGATTTACTCTGTTCAAATATGATAAAGCGGTCAAATTGCATTTCACTAATAAGAAATACAATCTGTTTGAATATAAAGGTAAAACTAATGGTGTAACTTTTGAAAACTTTTTAGCAAGAAGAGATTATAATGTTTATAATGCAATTGCTAGAAAGTTTGAAACTGATGCAGAATCTATTCAATTTCTTGTATCAAATTATGCATATCAGAATGATCCAATTCATAATATAGCATCTTCTGAATCTAACTTCATACTTTGGAACAAGAGGAAACAAAGTATTACCAATACTTTTAAGAATGATATTGATAATATGATTCTTACTATGGAAAAGAAATCTTTAACTTGTTCAGATATGATAGATAATAGTAAAGATATACCAGAATTGTTTAAGATGTATCTTGGACGTAATATAACTGTAGAATCTCTGTTTATTTTGAATAAGTTTGTTCCTTTTATAGATAAATGGGAATCTACATTAGAAACTGTATGGGGTAAAGACTTATTGATTATTAAGAAATTAGAACGATTTGTAAAATTTAATGAGGAAACAATAAAAGATATTTTAGAAAAGTCTTTACTTTTAGAAAAATCTATAGTATAATAGTTTAATTGAGATACAACTATATTTTATAATGAGGAAATTGAGAATGACATACAATGGAAATATAATACTTCGCAAACTAATCGGGAAACAAAAATGGATATACAATCACTTCGTAAACTTCGTAACAATGACTTTTCAAAAATCACTTCTGAATTTGAAAAGATTACTAATCCAGGTGCATCTTCTAAATCTTTTGAAGATGATAGATTCTGGAAATTAGAACGAGATAAAGCAGGTAATGGTTCTGCTATCATTAGATTCCTACCTCAAGTTGAAGGTGATGACTTACCTTGGGTAAGAATATTTAATCATGGTTTTCAAGGTCCAACAGGTCGTTGGTATATTGAAAATTCATTATCTACAATTGGTGAGAAAGATCCATTAGGTG